TCAGGAAGCCCATCGACCGTCTCCCTTGCCGCAAGATCGACGGTCGACATTGCCGATCCGGTTGCGCAGCCATCCCTTGAGGAAGGCGCGCAGTTTAACGTTGGCGGCGGCCAGCCGACGATATTCCGCCGCTTGCCGGGCATCGAGTGCGTCGAGCGTCGCGGTGCAAGCTCGGACGGCGCCGAGCTTAGCCTGCAGCATCCGATACGCGGCGACGTCGGCAGTACCCAGCGCCGCCGTGCTGTCGGGCAGGCGCGTCCCGCCCAGCGCGTTCATCGTCAGCCGGTACCAGCGATTGGGTCGCCGCGGCCCCATATTGACCGCCGTATCGATCAACTCGCCGGCAATTGCGGGTTCGATATTCACCAGCGGCATATAGCCGGGTGCGGCGATGTAGCTCCGCACATAGACGGCATCGGCGCAAATGGTCGCGGGCCCATCGCAATGCTGCGGAAACCGGCGCATGTCGCCACGATACCCATAGTCGCGAGCGACTTGCTCGGTAACGCCATAGCTCGTGGCGCCACCGGGATCGCGAGCGTCGTCCACATAGCCGCCCTCGACCGCATAGACGCCGGCAAGGATCACGGCGACGGCCGCCGCGATGGCGCCTTTGCCTGTCCAGCCGGCACCCGCCGCCGGGTCGCTTTCAACCCGGCTGTCGACAGCTTCAGCCATGGGGCGTTGCCTTCTTCTGCGCCACGATCCGCGCCACCATGATGGCGACGAACAGGATCACCGGGACCGAATGGAGCAACGGTGCGGGAAGATACGCCCGCAACTCGGACGGCACGGCATTCCACGCGGCTAGCAGGGCGTCGGGAAACCACTGCGCCAAGGCAGCAGCGATCGCCCCGAATGCCGCCAGCCGGATGCTCCAGAAACGCCACCACAGGCGCGCGTCATCGATCAGGCGGGCGCGCACAGGCGCCCACCATTTGCGTAGCAGGGTCATGCTTTCCTCCACTTGCGGCCGAACGCCGCCGGATCAGGCTTGGTCGTAGGTCTCGGCGATCGCGGCGGTTGCGCGGATCAGCGGATCATTGGCGAGCGCTTCGTCAGCCTCGCGAATCAGGGTGTCGATGTCGGTGCGAGGCGGTGCCGGGCTGCGCGGTGCGAGCAACCCGGCCGCGATATGGACGGCGCCGATACGGGGTCGAGCAATCGTGACGTGAAGCGGCGGAACCAGCATCAGCGCAACCGCCAGCGTCATCAGGAGCAATCCCGCGCCTTCCATCATCTCGCCACCTCCTTGGCGGCGGCGCCGGTGGGCAGGATCACCTCCAGCTTCGCCTCTATGCGCGCCGTCCGTTCGTTGATCTTGTCGAGCTTGTCCGCATCGGATTCGCGGCGCGTTTCCAACGCGCTCAAGCGGCGCTCGTGATCGGCCAGCTCGTTGATCTTGCCACCGGTCGACAACAGAAAGCCGGTGATCAGCGCAAGAGTCGTGACCACGGGAAGCCACGCCAGCCATATTGGGGCGGACTTGGTCGACATTGTCATTGGGGTGGGGTCTTTCGCCGGAGGGGAAGGATGGGCAAATGTGAGGTGGACTTTCTTGCAAGCCTGGGACCAGCTACGGCCCCAAGGATGGCGACCCCACCCGCTCAACACCTAATCAAGCCGCTCACCAGCATCCGGTTCTTCGCGGCGATGATTGTGATCATGTATCACTCGGGATCAGGCTTCATAAACACGTTGCCGAATGCACCCACGTCGCTGAAATCGTTCTTGCTCAACGGTTACGTCGGGGTGCCCTTTTTCTTCTTGCTCTCAGGCTTCATCCTACATCTTACCTATCGCGGCCGGCTTATCGACAGAAAGAGCCTTTGGAATTTCGCCGTCGCCCGCTTCGCTAGGATATATCCGGTATATCTATTGGCGATCGTAGTGATGGTGCCGTTCGTCTCGCCTTTTCAGGGTTGGCGCGACGTGCCGCAGTTCTTTGGGCTACAATGGTGGGTCACATCCCCAAACCCCTTCAGCACGATGTGGAACGGACCATCTTGGACGGTTTCCGTCGAAATATTCTTCTACTTCTGCTTCCCGTTTTTGTCTGCGATGGCCGGGCGGCTCAGGTGCCGATCGATCGCCATCATGATCGGCGCAATACTAGCTGTATGTCTGATCACCGGTAGCCCATCGTTTTGGTGCCTACGTCCTGCCAATTTCGATTGGTTACGCTGGGTGCCGACACCGATCGTGCGTCTTCCAGAGTTCCTTCTCGGGGTGCTGGTAAGCGAGTTGCACCTTCGGCGAGAAGGCCGGCCATTTCCGATCCCGGCATGGTTGCCTCCCGCGGCCGCGGTAGCGATAATGTGCGTGTCGCACGATCAGTGGGTTGGTACTGCGGTAACATTCCTGGCCGCGCTGGCAGTCGTCGCCATCGCCGGATCTCCGACAACGCGGTTCACACATTTTCTTCAGCATCGTTGGCTAGTGCTGATGGGTGCCGCCAGTTACTCGCTGTATCTGCTCCATCAATTCGTACATTTTTCCACCGTCGCCGTGCTCGGACCAAGCAAGGCGACGGTGCTGATCCAATACCCTGCCGTGCTTATTTTATCAGTGATCGTGTTCCTGCGTTTCGAGGAGCCTGCTCGGGAATGGATCCGTCGTCGCGGTCAGATGAAGCCGTCAGCCATGGAGCAAGTTGTTGGTAAGGCCGATCCATGAGCTCGCCACCGTACTGTCCGCAGCTAGAGGAGTATGTGGTGCTTCACCCGTAAGGTGTTGCAGGTGGTCGCTCGTATTACCGGTCGATCACTCGCAGCAGGGTACCGGGCACCGCAAATGCGGCGATCCGCTCGGTCCGGGCGACCCGTATTTTCTGTGGAGTGCCGCGACCTTTGGAGTTGGTAGGCTTTACAGCACTTCGCCAACGTCACTGAGAATATCCCGCCAGAAAACGAAGGCGTCGTCCATTTCGCCGCTCGACAGCTTTTTGGTGTAGATCGCAAAGCCAGCGACCGTCGCCGCTGGAGTGGTCGTGGTATAGTATCCGGTGCGCAGCTTCCGGCTGGTGCTCCCCACGGGGTTCGACGTGCGAGGACCAGCCACTGCGGAGCCGACCCGAGCCGGGCCGGAACGTTGGATGAAGCCTTGACCGGCCGTCAGGTCATACTGCGAGACGCCCATGCTCCACGTCGCCGCGCCGTTGACGAAGCCGGACGACGTGGAGACGTTGACCACTGCCGATGCACTGTCGCGGCCGAAGGTTTGGATATCGAATGCGGCCGGCACCAGCATGCCCATAGTGCCGCCGTTGACATCATCCATCAAGATGCCCTGGTTGATTGGCGCCTTGTAGATGGCCAAGAGGGTGAGCGCGCTCCCGATGTTGAAGATGTCTCGCGTAAAGCCCGGCGCTTCGAAGCAGCGGGTGAAGGCGCGCATCGAACTCGAAGGCGTGTTCACGCCGCCAGTGAGGTTATAGGTGCCCGCGCCACCCGTGCCGGTGCCAAACGACGAGATGATCCCGAGACTGCCGCCCGCGCCCGTCGCCAGTTCGATCGTCTGGCCGATTACGAGAGGATCGCCAGACACCGTGCCAGTGACCGTCAACAGGTTGCCGCCAGTGATCGCCCCGGAGAAGGACGTCGCCATCGGTCCGCTCGATAGACCAACTGCGCCAGGGGAGCCGATCAAGCGCCCATCATTCGCGCCCGTGAACAGGTTGACGGTCGGCGTGTCGTTCAGCGACGTGCCAAACATATAGGCGGCATAGCCGGCGCCGTAGGTCGGGCAGGACCGGGTGCGCCCATAACCGAATCCCGACGCGTCAAATCCAGTGTAGGGAATTCCAATTCTCATGTCAGGGGCACCTCACAAATAGGCAGCCAGCGATACATCGGCAGGCGCAGTCCATAGGGATCGAAGATCAGCGTGGAGTCGGCGCGGGTTTCGGCGATGTTGGTCCACCCCTTGGTGTTGTTGCCGTTATAGCCGCAGCGGAATTTCCAGGCGTTGGCGGGCGCCGTCGGCGCGTCCCAGACGATGCGATCGCGAGCCACCACGCGCGGATTGCTGAGCGTCTTTGCGGCGCCGCCGGAATCGACCGCGGCAACGCCCCAATTAGCCAGAACAGTTGTGTCGGCAACGGTCAGGCCGCCAGCTATCGCGTGGCCAAGCCTGACCGGGAAGGTCGCGATAATCTGGGAGTTCTGCGCGGTGAAGGTCGGCACCATCGGCCCGATACGCAGGCCATCAAACATCAGTCGTTTGAGATGCCAGCCGAAATAGGCGCCCATCTGTTTGCTGCCGGCGCCCGTCATGTGGACGTCGTTGACGCCGTTCTGCACGCCATACTGAATGCAGGCGAGGATGAACTCCTGGTGATCGAGCGCGAGCTGGAGCTGGTCAAGCGCGACGTGCGGGGTCGGCGCGAGGTAGGACGGGTTGGTGTGCGTCGCTGTCTGCCCGATCAGGAGCGGCAGGATCGCATTGGGACTGATGAGTTTTTGCGCGATCGCCTTCGCCTGCCGCTGTGCTTGGACTGTCTGCGCGCGCGTATAGAACCACTTTTCGTTGCCGATCGGGTAATAGATCGCATCGCTGGCGTTGTCGTTCGTGCCAGTGATGATCATCTGTCCGGCAGGCGCATAACCCTTCCCGAGTCCGCCATAGAGCGCTTGGGCTTGTGACCAAGAGGCATATACGCGCTGAGCGGTCATGCCGACATTGGTCTCGTCCTCTGTCATGATGCTGCCGCCATTACGGCCATCATCGGCCAGCAAGAAGCGCATGCCCGACCCAAGGAAATCGATGCCGTCCTCGTCCCTGAGAAGTTGCACGATCATCTGGGCACACCCGGTCAGCGGGGTTTCGCCGTGGCTGGTCCAGTCATCAGTATCGGGGCCGTAGGTGGTTTCAACTGCTGGTGTGAGCGCGGCACGGTTTGAGATCAGATCGGGATCTGACACGCTCGAGATGTCGCTGATGTCGTCCGGGACGATGCTGGCTTTCGTGAGCCCGGCATTCCCGAACATATCCGAGGTCGTGCTTGTGCCCACGGTTACGACTGGTGACCCATGCCCAAGCGACAGGGATTCGCCGGACATATGCAGGCCGATGCGCTCCGCAATGATGCGCATATTAGCGATCGACGAATCGGCCGGTCCACGAAGGGCCGCCACGATCCGGTTCGACATCGTCTCGATGACCTTGTGCTGCAGGGTGGTCGGCGATGCCTTCAGCCAATTGTAGCCGTTGCTGTCGACCAACGAAAAGGTCGCGGCGCCGGGCGTGCCAATCAGCGGCAGCTTGGAAGCATTGGCTTCTAGAGCCGCTAAGCGCAATTTGATCAGGTCGATCGCGGCGTGCTTGATGTCCGTGAGCGTGATGTTGAGCCAGCGATAGCCCGCCGTATCGGTAAGAGCGAAACCTGCTGGGCCGCGGAAAAACCACCCGATTGAGGCCGCACTCGCCGCCGCCGCGGCAGCAGAAGTCGCCGCGGCCGAGGCGCTCGATATCGCCTGTCGGATCAGCGACGCGCCGCCCAAGGCCAGGTCCGCCGCCACCAAAGCTATATTGCTGGCGCCACTCAACAGATCCGCGGCGACGGTCCCGATCTTGCTCGCCGCGCCGAGCGCCAGGTCGGCGACGACTGCAACGAACCCGGGAGCGGTCGTGGCCGCGGTGACCGATGCCACCTGCGCATTCAACTGCGTCAGGTCGTACAATTGCAGATCGTGCACCTTCGGCGCGAGATACGATCCGTCCGCCGATGCTATCTGCACGTCATAGGCACCGTTGGCAGCGGCGAACCCCACCAGCCCGGACATCGCCGCCGTCATCGGATTGGTCAGGCCTGCACCGCTATTGTCGAAGATCGATGCCAACGTCGTCGTGCCCGCGAGAAACACGGTGACCTTGGCAAGCGGCAACACGGCCCCCGTGTCGCCACGGGAGGCGATGAACTCGTAATATTGCATCAGGGCGGCCTTTCGGGGCTGCGGGGTGAGGGGGGCTACAGCGTCGGCTGTACTTTGTAATTGTGCGACAGCACGCCGTCGGACACGTAGGTATGGGCATCGCCGACGGTGATCTTAGCGACGCGCGCTTCGCCGGTGGCGACGCCTATCTCTTCCATCATCACCCAGCGATGATCGCGCCAGAACCGGTGACGCGGCGTTGCCTTGGGATAGCCGTCGGCGGCGAACACCGGATCGAGCGAGAACGAGATCGCGGTGACCGGATAAGCGCCCCAAGCCAACGTGATCTCGTGTTGGGTCCAGACCCAGTCGCCCACCTCGACCGCCGACGCCGGCTTCTGGAGTCCCGGCCCGGAGCGCTCGGCGTCGGCCATCAGGATCAGCGCTGAATCGATCACGCAGCGGCCGTTATAGCCGCCACCGCCATCGCCACCCCCGCCCGGCGAACTGCCGCCGCCGGTGGAGATGGTGAACGTCTGCTCGGCGGATAGGTTGAGGAAGGCGGGGTCGGCGGTCCAGCCGTCATAGGCGGCGATGCGGCCATAGTAGGTGCCGGCCGCCAGGCCATAGACGGTGATAGACGGAATGCCGGCCGACAGCACTCCGCCCGAGGTGGAGGGATTGAACCCGCTGGTCGACGAATAGAACATGACATAGCCGGCGAGATCCGGGTCGGTCGAGGCGGCGCATGTCATCGTGCCGTTGGTCGTGCCGCCAACCGCCGCCGGCGACGACACTGCGGGCGGAGCATTGTTGGTGACGACCAGCCAGGATGACGGCGGCGCATCCCCCGCCGCGTTCGAGGCGATGACCTCGACATGATAGACCCGGCTCACGCCGTCCTGCGCCGCCAGCGCGGACGTATAGGTGGCCGCCGGGGTGGAGGTCACGATCTCGCGCTTGAGCGTGGTCCGGTCGGCCAGATAGAAACGAAATTTATAGGTCACTGCGCGCGCCGAGGGATCGCACACGACCGACAGCGAACTGCCGTCCCAGGCATGGGCAAGCGCGAGGCCGGTTACCGGATCGGGCAGTGCCGTCGAGGGCGTGAGCGACACCGTGTAAGGCGACAGCGCCGACAAATCCTCGGTCTCCTGGCCGAAGATGTTGAACGACGGGAATTTGACGTAGATCGTCGAGCCGACGTTGAGGCTCGCATAGCTGAACTTGAACACCGCATCGTCGAGCCGGATGAAACGCTGGCCGACGGCATGGCTTGCCGGCAACGTTCCGGCGAATCCGCGGCGCAAGGTAGTCAGGCTATAGGTGCCGGCCCCCGTCAGCGTCGCGGTCTGATAGGCAACCAACTCGTCACCGACCATGCATAGCGAACCACCGGCATTGGCCTCGGCCGCCGTCGCCGACCCGAGCTCGCCGCGTGACGCGGTGAGGTCGACCGCGAGCGTGTTTGCCGTGTCGGGATCGGCATGGCTGGCCAGCGCAGCCGCCAGCACGCCATAGCGCGCCGGCCCGTTGATCGTGCCGGCGCGGGAATAGGTGACGTTGTCGACACTCACCCAAATTTCGCAGCCACCCCAATTCGGCGACGACGACGCGACGGCGCACCATATCTCCGGGTCGCCGTTGGTGAGCGAGGTTGGCGCATTGATTAGGGCAGGCGTCGAAACCGAACCCGGAGCGTCCGCCGCATTGGGCTGGCGATCGGGTCCGCTCGAATGCGAGGCATAGAGCGCGGCCGATGCGGTGCCGACCGGCACGCCCTCGGCAGTAATCGACAGCAGTCCGTCGGCGTCCTCGCCAATCTCGGTGATCCGCACCAGCACCCGGTTGAGCGACAGCGAGTCGGTGGTCGTCGTCAGCGTGACGAGATCGGTCGGCTCGAGCAGTGCGAAGTTCCAGGGCAGTTTGAACGTGTATTTCTCGCGCGTGTAGAGCACGCGCTGGCCGTAAAGCTGGACCGCTTTGCGCGCGATCGCCGCGTCGCAGATGCAATGGACATTGGTCGGATCCTGCTTGCGCCGGCCATAGGTGACGATGTTATCGAGATCCTGGGCGGTCGCGATGCCGACATTATATTGCTGGCTGCGATCCAGGAATTCGAACTGGACGATGTTATAGGCGTCGGACTGGTCGACGATTTCGATCGAGACGGCGTTGCCGCTGTCGTCGACCACCAGATCGTCCTCGGTCAGGTCGTACACCGGGATCAGGTTCGGCGTCCAGGTCACCGAATTGCCCGTCGCCGCGGCATCGCCATACGGCCGGATCTTGAGCATCCCTTCCGACCAATAGACCGCCGCGTTGGTCGCGGTCAGCCATTCCTCCAGGATCGACGCCGCGCTCGACTGCGATTCGAGCATTGGCGAGAGCAGCAGGTTGTTGGCGCGGCAATAGAGGGAATAGTCAGACAGATCGCCAATCAGGCCCGATCCCCACATCGGCACGCCGTACGCGGGGTTGGTCAGGAAATCGGCGATGATATCCTTCGGATCGGCATCGCACACGCCGCCGCCGAGCTGGGTCGTGAAGTCGATCTCGAAACTGTGATTCGACAGGGTGGCGCTGTCGGCAAGATCGTAATCCTGGGCATAGACATAGGCGATGCCGGAATAATTGATCGCCTGAGCGGGGAATTTGGACGTCAGATAGCCCCAGACCGGCTGGGTTGCTGCGCCCGTTGCCAGGCTCAGCCCGGCGGCCGAGAGCGTGGTCAACACCGCGGTATCCTTGTAGATCGTGCGGATGCCCTGAATGCCGCTCGCACCTCCTTCGCAGATGCCCATGACGATCGAGGCGGTATAGGTGTAGGTCGTGTTCTTGGACCCACCGCCCAGGCCCTTGCCCGCACTGGTCTTGGTCGTGTGCGGGATCGCCGTGAAAGCGTTGTACCAGATGAGATTGCACTTCATCCGGCCGCGACCCCAGCCAAGCGAGATCGGCAGGCCAAGGGTAGACGATTGGACCTGCAAGCCGTTGAGCTTTGGTGATGTGGTCGAGGTAGACTTGCCGCCCATCATTGATCCTCGAACAAGGTGAAGAATTTGACCGGCCGGGAGCGCAGCTCCTCGTCGCGGTCGGCATTGCCGCGCACGACGCCGCCGCCGCGGATTACGGCGTGCAGCACGTCGGGCAGGTCGATGACGATCGCCGCGTGCGAATAGCAGCGGCCGTATTTCCAGATAGCCAGGTCGCCGGGTCCGACCGCTGCGCGCGGGATTTCGCGCGCGAACCGCGTGATCCAGCCCAGGAACTGCTCCTCGTCCCGATGCAGCATCCATTGCGGCGAGTAATCCGGCTCGACCCGCGGGATCAGCCCTACCGCTTCATAGACCGCCGCCGGCAGCATCGCGCAGTCGACGCCGACGCCGCGCAGCCGCGCCCGGTGATGATATGGCGTTCCTTCCCAGCCGAGTGCCTCGCGCACCACATCCTCGCGCGTCATCCGAACGCCGTTTCAGGCACCGGCACGTACGGCGTCGCCTTGAACCGCCCGAGATTGTTGAAGCGGACCGAACATCGGCTCTGCGTCAGATCGCACCCCAGATAGGCGGTGAAAGTGTTGCCGGCGACCGGCAGCGCGGGGAGGGGAGAGACGAGCTGGAACAGCCCCACCGCATCGTTCGACATGATCGTTGCCGAGACGCCCGTATTCGGTCCCGACGTGAACACGATCCGTCCTTGCGCGAAATCATTGGCCGGCGGCGTCAGGCTGGTGTCGAACATTGTGAGCGTCGGCGTCGGCGACGTGCCGATTGTGCCGGTGACCGCGAACGCCGTCGGATTAAGGGCGCAGCCGGTATCATAGACCGCATGCAGGCAGGCCGCCTGATAAAGATTGGCCGGCATGTTGGCGTTGAGCAGCACGGTCCAGGACGACACGGTGATCGTGGCGCCGTCGCCGGTGATCGCGCTGATCGCGGTGACGCGTCCCGAAAACCGCAGCACTGTACCGACCACCGGCAGGCCCCAGTCGGTCAGGAAGGCGCGGTCCAATCGGACATTGGCGCCATCGAATCCGTGCCCCCGGATGAACGGGATGATCGGCACGCCGTTGATCAGGTCGTCGGGGCTCGCGGTGATCGCCATGTCGACTGTCGTGACGTCTAGCCCGATCTTCTCGCTGATGTCCTGCCGCTCGATCAGCGGGCCGAGCGTATGGACATGACCGCCCGACACGATCGGCACGTCGCCGCCTGACCACCGGATGACGGCGCCGCCGACCAGCGTGATCGTCCACAGGTCGACCATCTGAAAGTCCGCGCCGCTGTTGAGCAACGCGATCAGTGCGGGCGAAGCAGCTTTCATGGTCAGGCCTTGGTCGTGGTGAAGGAGAGCCCGTCCTGCGACCACAGGCTCTGCATCATCTGATTGAGCTCGAGCGCGTCGTCGTCGAAACGGCACACGAACATGAATCGCCCGGTCCAGGTCAGTATCTTCCCGGCCGCGGGCGCGCCGGCGAAGGTGATCGATCCGCGCGGTCCTACCGTGAAGCTCGCGATCGGCGTGGCGTCGGCAAACACGGTCGGGGTTCCCAGCACGCTGCCGACCGGTTCGGAAAAGCTCGCGCTGCCGAACGCCATGCTTCGAACGAGCTGGAACTTGGTCGTTACTCCGTCGCCGACTCCGAACTTCTGTCCGGTGACGGAATTGTCCCCAGGATCGAAGAACAGGAACTCCTGATATTGCCCGCCGTGCAACAGGAAGAACGCGGTCAGTCGCTCCAGGTCCGGCGTCGACGGCAGGTCGCGCAACACCTCATAAGCGACCTTGAACTGCCAGCGCGGATAGGACCAGGTCTTGCGCCGTCGCTCGCGTCCGGAAGAGGCCGTCGCGATCTTCGTCGCCCACATGGGCTTCTTCACCATCAGGAACGACTGCCCGATCAATGTCGGGAACACGTCGGCGTCGTCGATCGACGGATCGGCGGTGACCAGCCAACGGGTCGGCAAATAGAGCGTGGGCAATCTCGTCTCCAATCGGATGGCTGCGCGGATCGCCGGAGCGATCGGAAGGGTGGTGGCGCGGACGCGATCACGCGCGGTGCCGGCTCGGGCCCAAGTAGATCCGGAGCGACCGCCGGACGATCGCATCCAAATTGGAGCTATCGGTCGGCCATCCATCTTGTGCGGCTATGCTGTCCTGCTAGCTCTGCGGCTTGCAATTCGGGCATCGGTTCAAGGGCATGTCGGACAGGTTCGCGATTCGAACGCGGAGACGGCGGGGAGAGATGGGATGCGGTACGCGTTGGCATTGTTCGCAATGGCGGCGATTGGGATGGCTTCGCCCGCGCTGGCCCGCAAAGAGGATAAGAAGGCCGATGACGTGATCGCGGTGATCCAGGCGCGGATCGGGCAATTGCGTGCCGACCCACAAGGCAGGAGGTGCCTCGGTGCCGATGCCGTTACCTGCCTTGCAAGCCTCAGTCTTGGCGTTACGCCTACGTCAGCGATAGGCGGCGTTTTTGCGCTGCCGGGACCGGCCGGTCACGATATCTATGGCCGAAATGTTTCGGCGACGATGAGCTTTCTCATTAAATTCAATGCCAGGAATCGCGATCTTTTCGATGATGAAGAGGTCGACGCCCAAATGGATCTCAGCGATGGCGAACATATCGACAGTATGTATTTCTCTCTCAACCAAAGTCCGCTCTTTGCCGATACGGAGAGCGACTGGGATGCAACCCGCGTATTTGAGCTAGCCACGGCTGTGCTGGGCCCAGCTTGTGTAGGAACCGATCGGATGGCCTTCTACCGGCGCTATGACGCGATACAGAGGCAATCTAGCACTGATTACGTCGACCGCGGTTATCCTCGCGGCAGCCGCTACTCGTTACTATCCGGCAATATGAAGATCTGCGGCGTGACCATGTCCGTCCAATCGAGCAGCCAATATTCCCGTTCGATGGGATACGGAAGCTCGCTTAGGTTCACGCTATGACGCTATCGTGCCAGCATCAGGCGCATCGACGTTCATCCTCAACCCGGTAACGTGAAGCCCAGCTTACCCTCGCGGTGAGCCATTTTCATCGCCTTGGCGAAGGCGTTGCGGTTGGCGATGATCTGGCTTTCGGTCAGCCCGCGCGCACTGTGGTCGTGATAATGATATCCGCTCGAGGCATCGTTTGCGGCGACCGGCGCATTCGAATTGGCGGCGGCGCCTCCCAGCATCGACCGCAACGGTTGTGCGGCCCAAGCGGGAAGGACCATTTCCCGCTCGTGCAGCATGGTCAGTCCGCCATCGACGTCCCAGATGCCGCCGGCCCCGCTGGGAATGGCCAGAGTGGAAATGAAGGACATCGCAGCGGAATACGCGGTCGCCGCTGCCGCGGGCGCGAGACCTGGTCCGACGACGGGGATGGCTGCCGTCGCAGCATAGGCGCCTGATCCCGCGACAGCGGCATTGCCGGAAATCTCACCGGCTGCCGCCGTCTTGCTCGCCGCCCCGCCCATCAACAGCGCGGAAAGATGCTGCACCAGCCATTTCTGGATGATCTGCGCCAGCGCGTCGGACAGGATACCGACCATGCCTTTGTAGAGATTCTGGAGGGTGGTCGCGAAGGACTGCTGGAAAGTGAGCAGCTTGGAGATGTTCTGGCCCCATAGCTGCGCGGTGGCGTTGATCGCCTGGCGCTCGACTTGCGTACGCTCGAGCAGCGCCTTGCGCTCAAGGTCGGCGATCTTCCCCTTCGAGGTCTTGACCGCATCTTCCTTCTTTTTCTGCAGCGCCTTCCAGTCCGCCGAATCCTTCAAATAGAGCTTCTGCTCGTCATCGAAGAACTTCTCCTCGTTAGCCATTCTGACCTGCTCGGCCTTGATTTCTTCCCCCAGCAATTGGCCTTGGGTTTTGACCCCCATCTGGACGAGGAATTCACCCGACTTCTGAGCGACGTCGATGCGCTCTTGCTGGTTCTTTTCAAAATCCTGGATCGCTTTATCGTCGATCTTGCTCACGGCGGCCGCGGTCTTGCTCGCCGAGGCAACGATCTGCCCATCGGCCTGCCCGGCGCTCTTGGCCTTCTGGTCGGAAACAGGAGTGGTCTTGCTGCCGCCCCCGCCAGCCGCGGTCCGGCGCGTGCCACCGCCGCTGCCGCCGGACGCTCGCCTGTTTCCCCCACCATTGCCGTCTGTCTTGCCGTCGGAGCCAGGCACATGCGCGATCCCGCCAGTAGGAGCCGGGCCGGGAACGGCTTGCCCCTTAGTCGCTGCCGCCACGGTCTTCGCAAGATCGGCATAAGCAGCCTTGATTTGTGCCGCCGTCTCGATCGCATGTTTCTGAATGCGGTCCAGCCCCGACTGCCAATCGCCTTGGATCGCGCCCCAGTTCAGTGTGAACACATCGCGCGCGATCGTGCCCATCATCGTCAGCTGGTCGATGAACCCGATGATCAAACCCTTGATCACCAGGATGACGATCGTCACGCTGTCCTTCAGGATTTGCCATGCATCTTTGAACAGGTTGAGCGACACCTCAGCCAATTTTGTAGCGCCCGGCGTCTTGACCCCAAATGCGTCGCTGATGTCGCTGACCAGCGCGCCGACAATATCCGACGCGGCGTCCCACAAAGCCTGAAAGATGCCCGCCAGCGCGTTGATCACGATGCCGACGCGCTCGATCACCTGAACGATTACCTGGAAGATCCCGGCGACTATGCCGCCCGAATTGTAGCTGTCGATACAGGCTTTGACCAAGCCGGTGAAGCTGTTGACGACTTCAGTCAGCACCGGCGCCAGCGCATCGGTCAGCACATTACCCATGCCCGTCCAGGCAAGCTGCGCCTCGTTGACCGATTCGCCCAGCTTGGTTCCGCGTTCGATTGCTCGATCGTTGGCGGCACCATAAGATTCAGTTTTCTGCGCCAGAGTAGAAATCGCCGCGCCGCCCTGGTTCAGGAACGGAATCGCCTCGGCGCCCGCCTGACCCATCAGCTTGATCGCCATCGCGGTCTTTTGCGGACCATCGGCGGTCTTGGCGAACTTGTCGGCCACCGTGGTCAGGATCGTCATCTGGTCCGATCCGGCCTTGATATCGATGCCCAGTTTCTTGAACGTGTCGGGGCTCTTGCTGAAATTCTTGTCCAGCGCCGCGGTGCTCTGCGACAATTTGGTAAAGTCAGTCCCCGTCGCTTTCGCCATCCCCTGCAGCAATTGGACCTGATGGGTCGACATGCCGAGTTGCTTCGACAACACGGTGACCTTCTCGGACGACTCTCCCATCGCTATGATCGCCTCGGCCGCCTGCTTGCCGACTTCGATCAGACTGCCCGCCATCTCCTTGGCGCCCTTGATCCCTTCGACCAGCTTGCCGAACCCGCTTTTGCCCTCACCGGACTTGGCCGCCATTTCCTGCAACGCAGCGCTGTTTTCCTTCAGCGCGCTGGCCATCTCGTTGAGGCCGCTCACGATCTCCTGCGGTTTCAATCCGCGCATGCTGGCGGTCAGCGTATCCATCGATTGCGCACTGCGCTCGACCGCGCCGCGCATCCCGGTAAAGCCTTCGGTCATGCTGTCCGCGGCGCCCTGGACCGTGCTCTTCAGCTCGCCCAGGTCGCCGCGGACCTCCTGTATACCCGCCTCGACTCCGGATGTGTCGGCCGTGATCCTAATGGAGACGGTATCGCTCATGACATATCCTTCAGTCTCTGGAGTATCGCGCGCGACGCTGCCGTCGTGTCGCCGCCGGCGATCGGCATGGCGACCTCGGCGGACAGCCGTGCGAGGGTCGGCTGCGTCGGCGAGAGTTCCCTTGTTTCGGCCGAGCTACGGTCCTTGCTGGGAATCAGATCGACTCCCAGCGCTCGCGCGATCGCGACCGCGGCGATGTTGAGCGGCGGGCCGGTCCGTCGCCAGGTCTGATATTGGGCATCGACATCGGCCAGTCCCCAGTCGCGTTCGATCGCGGCCTTCGACCCGCCTTCGATACCGGCGGCGATCAGATCGTGGACGAGCTCGGCAAGTCCGTGCTCGAGGCTCCCGTCGGCGCCGTTTCCGTGGGAGCCGCCGCTTCCCCCTGGCGCTTGAGTCCCGATTCTTCGCTCAGGTCCAGGAAAGCCGTCTGTAGTCCGACGAACTCGTCCATCGACACGTTCGCCTCCAGATAATCGGCGGTCAGCACCGGATCGATCTTGACCAGCCCGATCGACAGCACGTTGAGCAGATCGACCGCCGAGTCCATCAGGTCGGACAGCGATCCGCTGCCATCGGTTTTCCGCTGGATATTGTCGATGAACGGCGCGGCCCGGCGCAGTTCGCCTAGTTTATAGGGCGCGATCGCGAAATCGCGCCCCAGGATGTGGATGTTGGCCATCTTACTGCGCCGACCCCCATTTCAACACGTTGCCCGACGGATCGGCGAACGCCGAGAAATCGAGTTCCGGGATCATGAAGTCATCGACCTTGGTTTGCAGCGCGAGCTTGTTCGAGACGCACGCGAACAAGGTCAGCGCTAGACCGTTGCCGCCGAGCTGGTTGAAGAAATCGGCGCGGAAGGTAGGTGCCTGGCCCATCTGCATGTTCTGCACGACGGAGGTCTTCGCGACAGTGGAGGTCGCGGTGTAGCTGTAGTTGATGAAAACCACCTTGCCGGTGTCCGCAGCTGCGAACAGATAGGCGCCGGCGGTAACGCTATATTGGCCCGCGGTAGGGGCGGAGGCGACACGCGTCATCGGGTTGCCGCTGGCGTCTCGCACGCCCAGGTCGCCCGCCCAGGTGCCGCTGCCCGGCACGGTCGGAGTGATCGTGAACGGCGTCGAAGGAATGGCTGCCCCGGTCACATCGTTGACGATGCTGTAGAGGCTCGACGTCACCGTCTGACCAAAGAACAGGCTGTTCATCACCGCGCCGTTGAACTGGCCGTATTTGCACTTGCCGGTGATCTTCATCTTGCCGCGGCCGACCGCGACCGGGAATTGGTTGGAGCCATAAAGCTCCTTGATGTCGCCCTGGATGTCGATCGAGACTTCCTGCGTCACCGCCAGCATCAGCGGGGTAGGATTGGCGATCGCCGCACCCGTCGCGTCGAAGGTCGGCGTGCCCCACAGCACTCCGGCACCGAAATTGTACATGGCCATGCCATTTCTCCAATAAAAAAGCCCGCAAGTAGCGGGCATTGGCGTTCGTGGTTGAAAGTGATTGGTAGCTTAGGCGGGCGTGCAGCCCGCGCGCGCGATCTGACGCCGCTCGTCGTCGCTCAGATCGGAGGGCGCAGTAAGTACGCCATTTTCAACGCCGATCTCGCGCCCGGTCGACAGGATGATCGCGCTGACATGGTCAGGCGCCCTGAAGCGCGGCGGCAAAGGCGACGTAGTTAGGACGGGGGCAGAGATCGTATCGCCATCCGCCTTCGGCGTCGTGGGATCGGTGTCGGCCAAGGCGGATTGCGATCGTGCCACTGGTGTCTCCATTATCGTTAGGGAAGGATGATGGTGATCGGCACAATCAGCATGGCCTGACCGTCCAGGTCGCCATTGTCCTTATGGATCGTGCCGTCGATAAATGCCCGATAGACGAGACCGCCGAGCGTCTGCCGCGCGCCGGGAAGCGCGGGGCGAAACGCGGCTTCGACCGCGTCGAGGATCGCGTTGCTGGTTTCCGCGGGCGTTGCCGCCTGATCCTTGCCGCCGCGATGGTAGATGATCCAGCTCGCGCGCAGGCTATGCTTGTCGAGCTGGCCATCGAGCGAGGCGACCGTCTCGGTGCCCTCGATCTGGTATAGCCCGGGTACCGGCGCCTTGTCCCACATCTTGAGCCGGCGCGAGCGCTCGACGAACGCTTCGTCATTGCCCCAACGGACGTCGGCGAGCGCCAGTAATGCATCGAACACCTGATTGCGCATGGTCATCCGATCGCCTCCTGCGCGGCCGTTATCGCCGCCAATTTCAAGGCAGCAGCGATCTCGTCGCTCTCGTCACTCAGCGCGCTCGCCAGATAGGGCCGGGCCGGAAAGCGGGATCCGGGATGGTGGACCACGCGCGCGAAGACGTGCTTGCCGCCGGCCGCGAAGGCGAGCGCCTTGGCCTTGTCGGGTACGATGTCATGCGGCGACGTATTGCCGCCGCGTTGCAGGATCGCAGCGTAAGGTACGCTATCGTTGACGAATACCTCGCCGACTATGGTGTCACCCTTCACCTCGACCGTGCGTTCGATTGCGCTTGCCAGGCGGCCAGTGCGCGCATTCAACATCTGGCCGTGAAGCTTGTCGCCGATCACGTGCCGCTGCAGCTCGGCGGTTGCGGCGTTCACCTTGGCTTCGACCGCCGCCGATACTTGCGACGACAGACGATCGAGCCCGGCGCTCAGCGCCTCCGCATCCAGCGTCACGCTCATAGCGGCGCCGCCAACATGTAATTGCTGAGCCGTGCCAACACCGCCTGATGCATCGCCTCGCGGCTGAACGCGACGGTGGTCGCACCCGAACTCGCATGGCTGGTCTCGCCGATATGCGTGCGCGCCGAATAGGATTCGCCCACCAACTCGGTGACGGCCAGCATTAAGTCGGCGGGGACGGCATCATATCCCGCGACATAGGTCACTCGCACCGGCCGATCGTATGGTGTGCGCGATCCAACCAGGATCACACTGCGCCCATCGGTCGCAACGCCCGAGGCGTTACCGATCGCGTCGACCACAGTGTCGATCCGCGTCTCACCCCATTCGACTGACGTCACCGACTGGACCGGCCAGTTCCTCAGCAGGAACCGCGATCCGCCGGTCCCGCGATAGGTTTCGACATGCGTTGCCGTAAGGACATTACGCTGGATCGTGTTCTCGACGAACGCCGACACTTGCGTGACCAGATCGGCCAACAGCGCGTCGTCATTGTCGCTCGAAATGTTGAGCCAGCGTTTGACCGCCGACAAATTGGTGAGATCGCCCGCTGCCATGACGTCATCGACCTACGAAGCTGAAGCCGTGGGCGAGCAACTCTGCCGCTGCCGCCACCGGTACGGTCACGACTCCCGCGCCATCGGGCACGAAAGATTGTCCGCGCCAACTGCATCCGGCGCGGTCAGCATGACGCATCGCGACGCTATCGACGGACGCCGCTTTGGGCGCACGGCGCGGGGAAGAATTGTCGGCCATGCGGTGTCTCCTCTCGAAAAAAGAAAGGCCCCGCCGGTCGTCGCGGCGGGGCCAGGAAAGCCCGGGAAGCAAGGGGTGGGTGCCCGGGAGGGAGGAGATCAGCCGTTGGCGATATTGGCGATTACGCCCATCGCGAACGGCGCGTAAACCGCCAGCGTCTCTTCGACATACACGCCCGACATTTCGGCACGCGTCGTGATCGGCCAGTCGATCTGGTAGTAATCGCGGCGCACCTTCATCTCCGCGACATTGGGCACCTCGCTCGATTGGTATTGGACCGGCAGGTCGCCCGCCCAGCCCAGGATCGTCCCCGCCGACACATTGGGATGCAGGCGGATCGGAATCTTCTTGTTGAGATACGGATTGTAATAATATTCGACCACGCCGCCGGCGGTCAGCGCGACTTCGCCCGCCTTCGGATCCTGGAAGTAATTGAGTAGCGAGGCTGAGCCCGACGCCAGCACCTTCTTGGTGATATTCCGCTGCTCCTGGCTGTTCACATAGAGCACGTCGACCGAGCATTGATAATTGTCCCACATCGATTGCATCATCACGTCGATCTCGGTCACCGATCCCTGACCCGACGAGGTAAGGGTGGTACCCGCACCCGGCGTGCCGGTGGCGAGATAATTGACGTACGCGCCCGACCCCGGCTTCAGCGCGGTAGTCAGCAAACCGTCGAACGCGGTCGAGTTGGTCGAGCAGTCCGCACTGACCGCGCTCGCCGCCTGGCCGGTGCCGGCCAGCGGTTTGGCGAACACCACGCTGTTGGTCGAACTGATCGCCTCGAGCTTCTCGCTGCCGGCGGTGCCGACGAACCAGGCATAGCCTGCCGCGCCTTGGATCGCCGGCACGCTGCACGACAATGCCTGGCCGGCGGTCGTCGCCTGGCTTGCGGCCGACGATTTCATCGACGACCCGCCGTTGATCGAGAAGCTCTTGCCATCGGCGCCGGTCACCGATTTCGACGTTGCGACGCCGTTCGCCAGCGTACTGTTGCGCATGCCTTCCATCGTCAGCGCGACGACGATCACGGAGTAGGTAACCGATCCCGGCAAGGTCGATCCGGTACCGCCAGCACTCAACGTCGGCGCGCTCGGCGTGCCCAATGCCAGCGAGGCATTGCCGAAGATCACCCCGGCTTCCTCTTTCAGCATCGTCTTCTGCAGCAGACGCTGCGTCATCGACGCCTTGATGTCCTCGAACGTGCGGCCGGCCGAGATTGCCTCGAACGTCGCCTGGTCTTCCTCGCCCAAAGTACGATACGGCGCGGCGCGGTCGGCGGTGGTGTACGCCATCTGCCCGGCACGCTGGCCCTCGGGCACCCAGGGCGTGTTGTCGAAGCCCGATCCGGTCAGCGCGGTGACCGACTTCCAGTTGGTTGCGGTGCCGCCGCCGCCACCGACGCGCGGCAGCGATTTGATGATCGGCGTGTTGACCGGATACAGGTTCTTGGCCGGCGCCTGCAGGTCATAGGCGACCAGGCCGGTGCCGGTCGAAATCGCTTTTTCCACCATGTCGGGGCGGCCGCCCGCCATCAGCATGATCGCACGCGAAATATTCTCGTCGGGGTTCGACAAGCTGGAGACGAGCGACTTCTTGATCTCGTCGGGAGTGAGGTTGGTCATTGCTATCCGTCCTTTGGATAGGCGCAGGAGTGAGGCCCGGGCGCGATGGCGCGGGCAACAGCTCAGGCGGCTGCGCGGGCCGCGTGAACCAAAGTCGGGTTGGACAAGGCGATGCGCAGCAGGAACTGGCCGCGCTCCTGCTCGGGCAGGGTGTCGATCACTTTCTTGAGGTCATCGGCACTGATCGCCGATGCGCCGTTGGCGGAATTGGGCGAGGCATCCTCGGTCTTGCTCACCGCGCGCAGCGGCCCGGCAGCAGTTCTGGGGGCGGCGGGCTCGGCCTCGACGCGCTCCAGACGTTTAGTCAGATCGCCGATCGTCGTGTTGAGCATCGTGATCGTTTCGCCGAAGCGCTTGGCCAAATCGGCCATCATGCCGTCGCCGAGCGCGTCTCGGCGCCGCAGCTTCTCGGTATCTTCCTCAGGCTCGGGAGCGGGCGCCACAGCCTGCGGGCGAGGGCGTCCGGCAGCATCCGCAGACGGCTGGTCCGCGTCGCCGCAATTCTCCTTGCAGCATTGCGCGCCCAGCGCGACGAGATGGTCGTGCGCCGCCTGGACGCGATCGGCATCGGCCTGGGCAGCTCCGGCATCATTGCCGGTGTCGCTCACGTCATCGGCATCGCCGCCGGTCGCGACGCGCTTCACGCGGTCCTTGTCACCGGTCGCCGGCTTGGTTTTGGGCTTGGGCGGCGGTGCGTCGTCGTCTGCATCGGTCGAGGCGTCGCCCTCGCTCGCCGCGTCGGAAGTGTCCGCATCGGCATCGCTATCGGCTCGTTGGTCGGCTGACTTCGGTTTCGGTTGCGGCTTGGCGGAGGGTTGCTTGTCCTGATCCTCCGGCTTGCCACCGTCCACATCCGCGGCGGGAGCATCGTTGCCGTCATCGGCTTCGGCCGTCTCCGCATCCGGATCGCGATCCTCATCCTGATCGTCCTCGTCATCGTCGGCCAAGTCGCTGGCCAGCGCCGCGGCGATCAGCCGCTCGCGCGCCTTGAACAGGAAGTCCTTGTACCGCCGCGACCCCGCATCCTCGGCCAACTCGCGGGCCTTCGCGACCACTTCGTCGCCACTCGGAACATAATCCATATCGGCCTTCCACATGTTGATGACGGCGTCGGGGTTGCACGGGCTGTCGACCAGGCTGATCTCGACCAGCTTCAGCGCGGTGATCACACTGCGGTCGGCGGTGTCGCGCTTCAGCACCTTCCCGCCAATCGAGAAGCCGGCATAGACCCCCGCGCGCACCTTGGTGATCGCCAGCGGATCGACGACATGCGCGCAGATCTGGGTGATGCCATGGTCGTCGACATCGGCTTCGACGACACGGCCGGCGGCACTAGGCTCGTGCATCTCGCGCAATGCCGGGAAGCGCTCATAATCGGGCAAAGCCGCCTTCATCGCTTCGGCGGTGATCGTCTCGCCCTGCTGGTCGCGCGTCTCGGACGAGGCGATGCCCCAGACCTTGATCGTACCGTCTTCCTGATCTTCGATCTTGGTGATCGCGCCAAACTGGCGGAACCGCGTCATGCGATGGCTGTCCTTTCAATGGGCGCGAGTGGACGCGCCGCGTCTGCGGCGAGCAAGAACTCGGCTCTGTGTTCGATGATGCGGGGCTTAGACGCCCGCGGCACTCAGCTCCGACGGCGGATCGACAATGCGCTCCATCAGAACCGCGCCTTGCGTCGTATAGATCATCGGCCGTGCGCCCAGGCCGTCAGCGAGTGGATCATCCCCCCGTGCATGTCGCACTTCATCGATCGTCTTCGACCCATTCCGCACATCGCGATCGTCGATCTCCGACTGTACCTGCGGGTCAATGCTGCTCGCCTTGACGAAGGCGAATTCCAAGTCGGGATAGCCGAACTCGATCTGGATCACGTCGTCGATCCAGCGCTTCATCCATAGCTGCAACGGCTCGAGCCCTTCCTCGAGCGACCGCTCCTGATCCTCCATCGCGGTCGATCGGTTCATCTGGCGCACGAATGGGGTAGGGGGCAGCGAAAAGGCGAAGGCGACGATCCGCGCCAGCCATTCGTCGAACTCGTCCTTGATCGGCGCCGCCTTGAACGCGGTGAATTGCGATCCGTGCGGTCCCCAGATCAGCTTGTTCTGCTCGGCGGCGTTACCCGCGATCCGGTCGTCGAACCATTGCTGCAATTCCTGGATCTTCGCCGCGTCCCATCCTTCGGGCGCGTTGAGCAACCCTGCCGGCACATTGCCTTCGGTAAAGTAGCTCAGTTGCGCCGCCTGACGCCGCAGGATGGTGTTGATCGTGACGACGATCTGCTCGACCGGCCCGAAGCCATAGAGATGATGCGGCCGCACGTTGCGCGGCGCGTAGAGCAGGTCGGCGTTGGTCAAATTCGCCCAAACCACGCCCTTGATCACTTGCTGATAGGCAATGTCGGTCGGCCCGCGCGGCCGCCGCCCGGTATCGTCGACCATTGGGTGGATCGTGTCGCCTGGCACGATCTCCAGCGCGATCAGCTTGCCACCGCGGTTGCGCCGTTTCTCGAACGCCGGCGCGTCGAGCGTCAGCAAATCCTCCAGGCTCGACCGCATGAAGGTGGCAAACGGCGTGACCCCATCGGGCTTGCGCCAGAACCGCGTCAGCTCGGCGATGCGAGGATCGCCGGCGATCTTGGCGGCACCGTCGACCGGCTTGATCTGCCAGTCGAGCCGTTCGACCTGATCCTTGCGCGTCTCGATCGCCAGCCGCACCAGTTCGACATTGGCGAACGCCCGCAGCGCCGGGAACCCGGTCTGTTCATAGGCGCGCGGCTGCAGCGTGGCATTAATGTTCGGCTTGAAGTCATACCCGCGCACCGGCTGCTGCACGACCGGCGTGAGCGGAAAGCCGGGCGAGAACGGTCCCCACGCATTCTCGTTGCTGCTGTTGCTCCAGCTATAGGTGATGTTCGCCTGCGTGCCACTTTTGGGCATCTGGTTCTCCTCTGGGCGCGTGTGGCGCCGGTTTTCAGCTGGTAAGGAATGGAAACGCAGGGCGTGGCGGCATGGCCGCCGCGACGGTCGGATCTTCCGCATCAAAAAGGCTGCGTTCGGAACGCGCCGGAGATAAGCTCAGAGAGCTCTCGAATTAGGCAATCGCAGCTCGCATTTCTGCATCCACCACAATTCGCCGCGCCAATCGAGGTCGCCGCGCTCGGCCAGCGCGACCAAACGGGCCAGCAGCAACAGGTCGCTGGTCTGATAGACACCCGTCTCGGACTGATCCATCAATGTCGTGCCGACGATCCTCGCCATCTTCTGCCATTCGCCACTGACATTCGCCATCAACGCGGCGTCGAAATGATCGATCGGCGCGGACACCAGGTCGTCGCCTTCGACAATCCTGAGCGGCGCATTCTCATGCTGCAATCGTTCCCAGCGAGCGCGATAAGCAGCGCGATCCCCGTCCGATAACGGAAGCTCCCGTCCAAATAGTGCCGCAACCTTGGGGTCTTGAAGCAGCGGTAGACTGTTCGCCCGGACGATCGAGCAAGGCCGGTCACCGATCTGCGACAGCCACCACAGGAAACCCGCAGCGATCGACGCGACGTTCGGCGAATACCAGGCGATGATTTCGCCGGCTGCGGATCGCGATGCGGCCAGCACGTCATCGCCGCGGTCGATAACCTCGCACCAATCCTCGATGCCAATTTCGGTATCAATCCATTTGTAGCGTTCCTCAGCGTCACCGGAGGCGATCGGGCCCCATGCCAGATTGTCGAACGTGCAGACGACACGATCCTGGTGTCCGCTTTCCTTGAGCGCCAGCCGCAATGATCCGGCGAACGACGGATTGAAGGCTATGTGGAGTGGAAGCGAGGCTGACGTCATGCTGACCTCGCAGCCTAGCGATGAGGTCGATGGGCGACAACGACTTACGCGTTGATACCGATACTCGCCGCCGCATTCGCTATCCGCACGAGATCGAGAAACCCGACCGACGCCACTGCGTCCTCCGCCGGCCAAAACGCCATCACCAGCGCATCCGCCTTGTTCGGCGACCTCGTGCCTTCCGGCTTCTTGTCCACCACCAGTTTCAGTGCGCCGTTCACCGCGCGCGTCGCTTGGCTCAATTCCTTCCGCAGCGATGCCAGCCCCGGCATGCCGCTCGGCAGGCTGATCAGGTCGGCGGGGTCGTAGACCTCGCCCGCCGTCACTGCCTTGTGCGTGCGCTCGAAACGCAGCCGCAATTGCCACCAGGCCTGCGCCTTGAGGTTTGCGTAGAAATCGCCATTGACCGGCGTCTCACTATCCCCCGGCACGACATGCTCGCGTGGACGCAGCGGTGAAGCTCCGGCGTTCCACGGCCGAAACGTGATCCCTACGGGCAGCAACGCCAGCCCACCGGCGTCCACGTCATCGCGCAGCCGATTGGCCTCCGACTTCACTCCGGCGCCGACGCCGATACTGTCATATTGCAGCGCGACCGTTCGTCCGCGCAGTCGGTCGACCGCCAGCCGCGTCGCCTTGCCGACATCGCCTTCGCCCCAATCGTCGACCGAATGCACGATCGATCCCTTGGCGATGGCCAGCGCGTGCCGGTCGCCACCCTCATCGGCCGGGTCCAGCGCGGCACGCCACGCGCCTTCGTCGTCGAATCCGAGCGCGATATGCGCGTCGATCGCGCTCGCCACCCAGTCGCCGAGAATGATGATCCCCTCGACCGCGGCAGTATAATTGCGATCGACTTCCTGCGCGAAGACATGGAGCAGCCCGTCCGCCGCCGCCTTGGCCCGCCGCCCGGCATACCAGGCGGCATCCTTGGCCGGATGGTCGCGCCAGTCCATCACGAATACATTGGCCCGATCGGTGGCGAGCGTGGCGCCCGGCGCCCATTCGGCCCCGTTTTCGCGCCGGCGATGGAACACGTTGCCCGGTCCGTTGACCGAGCTCATATCGATCTGCACATTGGTCGTGTCAGCCAAAGCGGCCTCGATCTTCTCTGGCCGCTCGTAATGCGCGCTCTCGTCCTTGAAATAGATCAGCTTGCGCCCGCCACGCCCGATATTGTCGCCGGACTCGCCGGTGATCGTCGCGCCATTTGCGCGGTTGACGATCTTCATGCTCGGCATGTCGTCGCGCGGATCGAACCCGGCGGGCAGCATCAGCCGGGGCAAGTGGCGGATGATGATCCGCATCTTTTCGAAAATACTGTCGGGGTCACCGATCTTGTCGACCAATTGCTCCTTGCGCGAGCCCCATCCTATGGCGGCGCCGGGACGGTATAGCCACAACCATACCGAGAACGCGCAAGCCAGCCATGTCGCGCCCATGTCGCGCGCCTTCTCGATCAATCCGCTCTGCTGCTGGTCGACACAGGCGTGCAAGAACGCGATCATCTCGATCTGGCGGGGAAAGGGCACCAACGGCATCACCGTCGGTGCATCGCTCGCCGCCTTGCGCGGGTCGTAGGTGACTGCCCAATGCGCGATCCACCCGGCCGGATCCTCGCGATACCGCTCGGCCAGCCCGGTGCGGAGCCCGGCATCGGCCTTCAGCCGCCGCAACCGATGCTGCCGCGCGATCAACTCGGCAACATAGTCCGGCGGCCATGCCGTAAAAGCCGACGTGGAGCCCTCCGTCACCCCAGTTCTTCCCGATAACGTTCCGCTGCCTCGCGCGCCGACATGTCAGGCGTAATCGTCTCCGCGGCGCGCGCGCCATGCGGATCGGGCGCCGAACCCTCGCGCCGCCCCGCGCGCGTCTTTTCCCACCACAGCATCGCCGTGGTGTTCCCGTTCATCGCGGTCTCGAACAAGGTCAGCGCGATCCGCGCATTGGCCACTTCGACGCCGGCATCCAGCTCGGCGCGGCACCGTCGTTTCAACGTCGTCGCGCTCAGGCCCATGATCCGCGCGATGATCGCATAAGGTGTTCCGATCTCGGCGAAGCGCCGTACGTCCGCCCGCATCGCATCGGTGATTTCGATCGGCGCCCGCCTGCTTTTAGGAGCAGCATTGGGAGCAAGCGCTGGGGCAGGAGAGGCCGAGCCGGCGGGGCCAGCGGCGCCCTTGGCCGACGTTCTCGACCTCGCACGCTTCCGCTCCGCCATCCGAACTCCACCTGATCGCATCCGTCTGAAGCGCTGGAACAACCCGCTCCAGCAACGTGCGGACGTTGCCGGACGAGCGTCCCAGAACCGGTGGATTTTCTGCGAGAAAACTGCGCGACGCCGTTTCGGTCGAACGCAAATTTGGATGATTGCTACATACACGTTTTCTCGTGGCAGTCAAGAAGTTTTCACGGTTTGTTCTTATTTTTCCGGTTGGACGGAGGAGCAGTCGATACCGCCCCACCGTCCGATGGTTTACGCTGTCGTCGCCGGCCCGAACCAGGTCGTCAGCGCCTCGGTCAGCCCGTTGTCATTCCCGTTTCCCACCCAGGCAACATGCCCGTCGGGCCGGACCAGCACCGCGGCCGGCGTGGGAACCGCGCCGATCACCGGCAGCTCCCATTTGCCTTCATAGCTGGCATCGAGCAGCTTCACCCGATCCGCCCAGGGCGAGATGTCCAGCGCGCCCGGCGCGCCCAGATTGATCAGCACCGGTCGTGCATCGTGCAGCAATGCGAACACCCGCACCGGGCCATCGGCGGTAACCAGGTCGAGATCGGGCATCCGCCGCCCGAGCAGCGCGTGCCCCTCGCCAAGATGGTACTGCACATCCAGTCCCGACATCATCCCCGCCACCCGCCGGCGCGGTTCGTCCATGCCCAGCAATTCGGCGACGATCTCGCGCAGCGCGCCGAAGCGCTCGTCGGCGCGCCGAAGGGCGACTTGCGCCATCGTGCTGCGCAGCACGCGCGCCGCGGCCGGATGACGTTCGGCATGGTAGCTGTCGAGCAGGCTGTCGGGCGCCGTCCCCGCGGCGACGCGCGCCAATTTCCACCCCAGGTTCACCGCATCGTGCAACCCGATGTTGAGGCCTTGGCCACCATCGGGCGAATGGACATGCGCGGCGTCGCCGGCCAGCAATATCCGGCCTTTGCGATACGTCGCCGCCTGCCGCGTCGTGTCGCTGAAGCGCGAGATCCAGCTCGGATTGTGCACTCCGTAATCGGTGCCATACACCGCGATCAGCCCCTCGCTCAGATCGCTCAGTCCTGGATCGCCGCCACGCCCGGCCTGCTGCTCGGTGATCATGACGCGCACCGTCTTGCTGTCGTCCATCTGGCTCAGCCCGTGCAGCCCGATCGCATCGCGCCGCATTCCCCATTCGGGCTCCTCTTCCAGCTCGACCTCGGCGATCAAATTGCTGATCGTGGGATCCCAGCCGGGAAAGTCGATTCCCGCCGTCTTGCGGATCAAACTGCGGCCGCCGTCGCACCCGATCAGATAGCCGGTTCGTAGCGAACTCCCGTCGGACAATGCGACGTCGACACCTGCTTCATCCTCGACAAACCCGATCACATCGCGTGCGCGATAGGTCGGTACCCCCAGCTCCGCGACCCATTCGGCCAGGATCCGCTCGATATGGTTCTGCCACAAAGCCAGCCCGTAATTATGCCGCGTGGGAAAGTCGCTGATATCGAGCCGAGTGAGCGCGAAGCCCGTAACTTGCATCGTCTCTCCGGCGGCCAGGAACCGATCGGCGATGCCGCGTTGATCGAGCAGCTCGATCGAACGAGCATGCAATCCACCCGCCCGCGACCCTGCGAGGTGTTGATCGGCCCGCCGCTCGACGATCGCGACATCGGCGCCCGTCAGTGCCAGTTCACCGGCCAGCATCAGCCCGGTCGGCCCGCCGCCGCAAATCACGATCGCATGATCGGTCGCCTTCGTACCGGCGTCCTCGTGCAAGTCATAAGTAGATGATACCGCCCGCATATCGCGTCTCCCTGCGAATCGATGGGGCAGGGGCTTTACGGCAAAGGGCGGGTCTTGAAGCAAGGCCCTTGCGAACTATATCTCGAAAGTGCGGGGGAGATACGTCTGCCGCACACCCCCAAAATCTCATCACGTCGATCCGAGTAACTCGCCTGCGCCCAGTCGCGCGTACACTTCCTCGACATCCTCCCGATCCACATCCCGTCGCGCTGCTGCGGCCATGTCGGGCCACATCCGCAACGCGGTGATCAGCCGTTTGCGTGCCGTCCGCCACTGCATCCCATGCGCACGCGCCAGTTGCACGAACGACTGGTCGCTCAGGACCATGTCGAGCACCATCGTTCTCGGCTGCGGGATCGCCTCGCACCACGCGCGATAGGCGACCTCCAGTCGTATTCGTTTCAATGACTCGACCAGCTGATCCCGCCCCGAATTGGCGAAGTCGACGCGCGTTTCGAGCGATACCGACCGTATCGATCCGGCGCGCCGGATGCGCTCCGCCACGCCGGCAATTTCTTCGGCCGCGGCGCGCTCGTCCGCACTGATCTTGCCCAGCCGCTCCATCCGGTGGAGCGGTGATTGCCGCCGCCGTTCGGGCAGCGCATTCGCCTTTTCGTGCGTCTCGGGCGTGCCCTCATTCTTGTGCCGCCAGCGCGCGATCATCGCCTCGTGCCGCCGCTCCGATTCCTCGCGCCGGTGCAACGCGGCGGTCAGGCGGTCCGCCGCATCGGGTCGCTTGTCGCGCTGCGGAAGGGCCGCCAATCGGCGTGCGGCACTGGCGCGGATCATCGCGAGCCGGTCACCCGCGGTGCCGCTATCGCGTCGCGCGTCCGTGTGCTGGATCTTCGGATGGATATCCGCCAACGTCTTTTCTCCTGATGATTTCAGTGTTCGATTTGGCTGGTGCGACGGCTCAGCCGGTCCGCGGTTCGCCCGGTGGCGATCCGCTGGCGCGTTCGGAGCAAGCAGGATTGGTCATTGGCGATAATATTGGACATATTGTCCAACATATCAATCGTCATTTGGCGCTTTGACGCTGACTCAGGTCGTGGTACAATTTGTCCATGGCAAATCCGATCACACCCGACGAATTCGACGCGCTCTACATCGCGAGGGTGAAAGCGCTTCGCCAACTCAGGGGGATGACGGCAGAACAGATGTCGACCCTGCTTGGCGTGCCGGCCGAGCGCTATCGCAAATACGAATCGCGCACGCCGATGCCGCATGCGTTGATGGAGCAATTTGCCTTGATTACGGGAGTGTCGGTCGAGTTTCTCCTCACCGGACGACGCGTGGCTGGAAAGGGACCCTATCCTGACGTGCCCGGTCCGCACATGATCGAAAAATGGCGCGCCGGACAGCTCGCCAATGACGGCAAGCCTTTGCAAAAAAGCGGCTGACTTGGCCAGATCGTCCTACTGAAGGCTATGTTCCGGATCGAGCTATCTCCCATCCGCGACATTGAATTGTTGGACAATGTGTCCCATATAGGCTTTCCGCCGCTCTTCCGGCGCGGGAGCAATCATTGCCACCTGCCGCTCTTCAGCCCTCGCCCGACCTCCATCCCGAATGCGTTCGGCTGCTCGCGGCCGATTGCTGGACCCGTGATCCGGCGGTTGCCGTGCTGATCGAGTCCGCACGCGCCTTGATCCCGATTGCGGAGAGGCTGCGTGACCTGTGTACCCGGCGTCCCTCCGTCGATCGGCTGATCGCCGATGAAATCGGTGTGCTCGTTTGGGAGACGATCGAGACGGGGCGGATCAATGTCTGTCGGCGAGAACCGCGCGCCAGCGGCGTCATCGGCGCGATCTGGACCGAGCTGGAAAGCTTGCGCGCGCGCTGGATCGCCGCACGCTTGCGGTCCGAAGGATTCTCGCCCGCCGCGCAGGACGTCGGACCTTGGTACGATCGATTACAAGTGCTCGAAGAGGAAGCGCCGGCGGTGGCGGTGCTATGGAGCAATGGCCCGGCCGCCTAA